CTGCGGACAACCAACTGAAGCAGCAGCAGTTCCAGATGGAGATCCAGCTACAACAAGAACAGCTTGCACAGAAAAGCAAGATCGACATGTTGGCCGCTGCCTCCAAGGTGGACGAGACTCGTATCAAGAGTCAACAAGCCGACAAAACGCACGAGCTGGAGAGCGCACGTCTTGGCGTCGAGGTTGCCAAGCACAAGGCAGAACAGCGCATGGCTGGTGCCAAGATGGGCGCAGAGATCGCCAAGCACAAGGTTGACAAAGCACATGATCGTGTCAAGACCGGTGTGGATGCACTCAAACATGCCGTGTCGGTACGCAACGACAACAATCGCGCTGAAGCTGATCGTCAGCATGAAGCCGCAGAGAATGAAGCAAATCGCCAAGCACAGGCGCAACAGGTTCAAGAGCAACCGCCGCAGGGCGCAGAGGAAAGTGAATGAACTATGACTCGTTACATGACTATCTAAAGGACAAGTTAATAGGGGAAAAAGAACGAGCCACCTTCAATCTAATTGGAGGAAAGGCAACGCAGAATGAGTATCACAGACTATGCGGAGTCATTCAGGGTCTCGACTACGCAGTAGCATTATTGGACGACCTTGCAAAACGGATGGAGAACGACGATGAGTGATATTGATGTCGAGGCAACACAAGATGTTGTGTTGAAAGCCAAACAGATCCCCGATCCGTCTGGTTACAAGATTCTCTGCATGGTGCCAAAGATCGACGCGACCTTTGGTGAGTCTGGGATCATCAAACCCGAGTCGGTGATCGAAGGCGAGCAAAGCTCAACCGTCGTACTGTTCGTGGCAAAAGTAGGCCCACAGGCTTACGCCGACAAGGATCGGTTTCCGAATGGCCCGTGGTGCAAAATTGGGGACTTCATCCTCGTCCGTGCGTACTCAGGTACCCGTTTGAAGATCCACGGTACCGAGTGGCGAATCATCAACGATGACACCGTGGAAGGGGTTGTTGAAGACCCTCGCGGCATCAATCGCGTTTAAGGAGTTCACATGTCAGCAAACCTAGAAGAATACAAGTTCCCCGATGAGGCTTCTAAAGAGGAAGCCAAACCAGAAACAGAAGTCGCTATTGAAGTTGTAGACGATACGCCGCCTGAAGATCGCGGTCGTGTTCCTCTCCCCAAGGAAGTTCTAGACAAGGCGGTCGATGACCCTCTTGATGAGTACTCGGACAAGGTTCAAGCGAGGATCAAACAGCTTCGCAAGGGTGTCCACGACGAACGTCGGGAGAAAGAAAGAGCCGCCCGTGAACGTGAGGAAGCGTTGACTTTCGCTCAACAAGTTCATCAAGAAAATCAATTACTTAAGCAGCGTATCGGACAAAACCAGAAAGCTTACGTCAACGAAGCCACTCGCTCTGCTGAAACCGAAGTCAGTATGGCGATGGAGAAGATGGAACAAGCTTATGAGTCGGGCGATGCCAAGCGTATCGCCAAAGCTCAGTCAGACCTTACCGATGCCAAGTTGAAACTGAGGGAGTATCAATCCTTTAGACCGGCTTTACAAGACAATGAGACAAGTGTACAACAGCAACAACAGGCAAGGCCGGTACAGCGACCACAGGTTGATCCCAAGGCAGAAACTTGGCGTCAACGGAACACGTGGTTCGGTACCGACGAGGAAATGACCTCCCTCGCCCTTGGACTGCATGAAAAGTTGGTCAGATCTGGTGTAGACCCGCGCAGCGATGCCTACTACCAGCAGGTTGATGCGACGATGAAAAAACGGTTTCCCGATTACTTCGGAGAGATCGCACCCTCGGAACCGGAGCCTGAAAAGCCCGTCCGCAAGACCAGCACTGTTGTGGCCCCGGCTACTCGGTCTACTGCGCCCAAACAGGTTCGTATCACAGCTTCACAGGCAGCGATTGCCAAAAAGCTCGGTATCACCCCTGAAGCGTATGTCCGCGAAGTTTTGAAACTGGAGAACAACAATGTCTGATAATCGTCTTACTCGTGAATTGCAGAACCGTCAGTCTGAAGAACGCGTCATGACTTGGAGGCCACCAGAAACGCTTCCGATGCCCGATGCGAGCAAACACCCTGACCATGTTCATCGGTATATCAGAGTGTCGTTGATGGGGAACGCTGACCCAACCAATGCACCTGCGAAGTTTAGAGAGGGATGGGAGCCGGTGAAAGCCGCCGACTATCCTGAGTTGATGCAGGAATCCAATCCCAATAGTCGTTACAAGGACAACATTGAGATTGGAGGTTTGTTGTTGTGCAAGGCACCCAAGTCTCTGATGAAGCAGCGCAGCGATTATTACAACGCGCAAGCCAACAATCAGATGTCTGCCGTGGACAATAACTTCATGAAACAGAACGACGAGCGGATGCCTCTCTTCCAAGAGAAGCGATCCAGCACGACGTTCGGTCGTGGCACTAAATAATTTTTGTCTTTTAGGAGACTTCAATGACTTATCCGGTAATCTCAAGCCCTTACGGGTTTAAGCCGTATAACCTCATTGGTGGTCGGGTCTTTGCGGGTTCTACCCGTATGGTTCCCATCGCCAACGGATATGCGTCTAACTTGAACAATGGTGACATTGTTCAGATCAATTCGGCTGACGGTACGTTGATTAAAACCGCTATTTCTACCCCCGGCACTTCTCAGGCGGCGGTTGCTGGTACGATTGGCGTGTTCCTTGGTTGCGAGTACGCAACCTCGGGTGGCCCGATCTATGGCCTGAACCGTTTCAACAACTGGGTTGGCGGTACGACGGCGGTCACTTCGGTGAGTGCTTCGTCCACGACCGGTGTGACGGGCTACGTCCTTGATGACCCGTTCGCGGTGTTCAAGGTCGTTGCGGTTGCCAACAACGCTTCAGCGAGCAGCACGACGATTGCGGCGTTTGGCCCAGCGTTCCTCGGCTCGAACGTGCAGATCGTGTCCAACTACTCGGCAACGGTACCGCTTACTGGCGATTCGTCGGCGGGTGTGTGCGGCAGCACAACGTCCAACCTTACGCTCTCCACTGCCAGCCCGTTCCGTATCGTTCAGTTTGTCCCAGAGACGGCCCTGTCTGCTGCGACGACGATCACGGCTACGGCGACCAGCACTACTCAGACCGTTGCGTCCACGACCGGCATTTATGTCGGCATGAACATCTCCGGTACGGGTGTCGCGGCGGGTACGACTGTTTCGTCCATTACCAACAGCACCACGTTCGTCGCTTCGGCGTCGATCACGGGTACTTCGGGTAATGCGATTTCGTTCTTTGGTTATCCAGAAGTTCTTGTAACGTGGACGGATACGTACCACAGCTACACGAACTCCACTGGCGTTTAAGGGAGCATTTTAAATGGCTATTTCAAGAGCACAGCTACTTAAGGAACTGCTCCCCGGCTTGAACGCTTTGTTCGGTCTGGAGTATGCAACCTACGGTGAGGAACATAAGGAAATTTTCGAGATCGAAAGTTCCGAGCGTTCCTTTGAAGAAGAGACGAAGCTTTCGGGCTTCAGCGCGGCCCCGGTGAAGAACGAAGGCCAAGCGATTGCGTATGACAATGCGCAGGAAGCTTGGACTGCTCGTTACAACCACGAGACCATCGCTCTCGGCTTCTCCATCACGGAAGAAGCGGTTGAAGACAACCTGTACGACTCACTCAGCAAGCGTTATACGAAGGCGCTCGCCCGTGCGATGGCGTACACGAAGCAGGTCAAGGGCGCGTCGATCATCAACAACGGCTTCAGCACCACCTACACGGGCGGTGACGGACAGCCGCTGTATTCGACGGCTCACCCGCTCGTCTCTGGTGGTACCAACAGCAACACCTTCACGACACAGGCTGACTTGAACGAGACCTCGCTTGAAGCGGCGGTCATTCAGATCTCCCAGTGGACGGATGAACGTGGGCTGCTCATTGCCGCCAAGCCTCGGAAGCTGATCGTTCCTCCGCAGCTCATGTTCGTTGCCAAGCGTCTGCTTGACACTGAACTGCGCGTTGGCACGACCGACAACGACATCAACGCCCTCAAGGCGATGGGGTCGATTCCGGAAGGCTACAAGATCAACCACTTCCTGACGGATCCAAATGCTTGGTTCCTCATCACGGACGTGCCGAATGGTCTGAAGATGTTTGTTCGTACCCCGCTCCAGAATTCGATGGACGGCGATTTCGACACCGGCAACGTCCGGTACAAGAGCCGCGAGCGTTATAGCTTCGGCTGGTCGGATCCGCTCGGCACCTTCGGTTCGGCGGGTTCTACCTGATAGGGTAGTAGAGGAGGCCACCTTCGGGTGGCCTCTTTTTTGATTATGTAAAATGGTGTATAACGATACTACTAGGGTTTCGAGTCATACCAACTGACCTAGCAGACGATGCACCGATGGTATGACGGTCTTGTGCATAAGGAGTATTTTCAATGGGTATTGCATCGCATTTAGGCCCGTGGCAGCTCGGCACCGTCCGAAGCACGACGGGTACTACCGCTGGTACGGTTCGCAACATGGGTACGACCATCGTTGCCCAGCTTAAGCCAATTCTTTACACGGACGCGGCACCTTCGACTGCGTTCTGGCTCCCTGCCGGTGCGTTCATTACGCTGGCGCAGTTCTACACCACGACTGCATGGACGGGTACTACCCCGACGCTGACCCTCTCGGGCAACGGCACGGCGTTTACCACGGCCCTTTCGCTAAGCTCGCTTGGGTCTTCGATCATGACTGTCGCTTCAACCTCTGGCGCGATGGGGTTTGTAACCAACGTCGGCACGGCTGATGCGCAGGTTACGTACACGATTGGTGGTACGGCGACCGCTGGCGCGGGTGTTATCTATCTTGCCTACATGGTACGTCAGTCTGACGGTACGACTGTTCCTACGTATAACACCGGCCCGTAATACTCAGGGAGCATTGACATGATGCAAACTGATGTAAAAAGTTACTACATGAACGCCACTGGATCCAGTGGCGTTGGTGGTACACGCACTCGCGTCAAAGCGGTGTATTACGTGTCAGGTGCAACTGCGGGGTCAGTCTTGTTCACAGACGGCGGGTCTACTGGGCCTACGTTGATTCAGTTCGACACCCCCACCGCCGCCAACTCGGGTAACGGGATGGTTCTCATCCCCGGTGAAGGTGTCGTATTTAGCGGCCCTCCGTATGTGACTCTGACTGGTGTGGCTTCGGTGACGTTCTTCTACGGATAGTGCCGTGACAGCCGTCTACCAAAGTTCCGCTGCCGCACTGAACATTCAGTGCGATCAGGGGGCTTCGTTCTCGTTGTCAGCCACGTGCTACGACGATGCGGGGCTTATCAACCTGACGGGCTATTCAGCCTTGATGCAGATCAGGAACTCGCCGACGTACAACGGTGGTGTGACCCCCACCGTTGTCTATTCGTTGTCCACGGCTGATGGACAAATTACGTTGGGTGGTGCGGCAGGTACGATTCAGTTAGCGATTTCCGCCGCGAATACGGCGTCGTTGCCTGATGGTGAATACAGTTACGACTTGTTCATCATACAGGGCAGTTTCCAAGCCAAGATGTTTGGTGGCCTGTTCACCGTCAACCCGCGCGTAACAGTAGCTCCGCAGACGTTGCCTTACTCGTTCTGGGGCTATTCTGGCAGTGGGCTTGAACCATTCTCTCCACCGTACCCGTCTGGGTTTATTGAAGGTTATCAGAATGGCAACGTGGCTTCTGCTGACCCTCCGACGTTCAATGGCGCAATAATACTTTTGATTGCCTATCAGGGTAATTCATACGCTGCGAATGGCGTTTGGCTATTGGAATTGCTTGGTACGTTGCCTAAAAACTTTTTTACATCGCTGCAATTCGTGGATAGCAACGGTACTTTGCAAACGCTGTACTCATCTAACGCCACGTTGGATACGGTTACGGTTTCCGGGTCTACGATCTGGTCATGGCCTAGCACGGTTGACTACCCGCCTCTTTCGATCAGCCCACAGTTTATT